CACCCCCTGGGGTGCTTTCCGACTATGCGGTTTGAATAGCCGCCTAGTTAGCGCTTTATGTGCTTCCTCGTAAGGCCAGGGCCGAGGTTTTGCCAACAGTCTGCATTGAGATCTTTGATCGACATGTGGGTTTGCGGTTTACAACCTTACCCTGTTCTTATAATTCATGAGGGGTCATTTAAATGACATCACGTTATCGCAGTAGAAACTATCATCAGTCTTATACCTACAAACTGTATGCAAATAGTGTTGTGAACAGCTATGCTGGACAACTCTACTTGTTTGAGACGATGTCTGATGAGCTTCAGCCCGACTACTTCAAAAAGAAGCGGGAGGGGACGTTGCTCAATATCGGAAATCTGTCTCACATCCAAGATTCCTTAGAATGGAATCCTGGTCATACAGACTGGAAGTACTGGAACGAGGTAGGGGGTAACCTTTATCTCGTTAAACACTCCTACATTGACGGTTGCTTATGCAACAGTCATTTGTGGCAAGAAGGTTATTCCAACCTTCGTGTCTTAAACTGGAGTGGTTCAGAGCCTGACTGGCCGGACGATGGTGAAGTCACTGTTGAGGCTCTCGCTCGCGCGAGGTCTCAAGCATTTGACGTAGCCACCTTCTTGGCTGAGTTAGGCAAGACTGTTAAGATGGTTTCGAACTTTAGGGGAAACGTCCTTAGTCGGGCGCGACGTATACTCGACGACAGTCGAGGCCAACGTAACATTGCGCAACGAGGCATGGTCGGCTTTGCCGAGACATGGCTAGAGGCGCGCTACGGTTGGCGTATACTCGCTTACGACCTTCAGGACATTAACCTGTCACTCATTAAACTCGAAGGCTTAGCGGCTCCGTTTATACGGGGTTACGCTTCGCGTTCAAATGAGTCAACACGAACGGTCTTCACAAGACCTAGTAGTGTTTTGAGTTACTGGGGCCCCGCTAGCTCTTTGGGTGTCAATAATCATACGCGAGCGTCCACTGTGTGTACGCAGACTATGACCAAAACCACCCGAGCTGGTTCTATCCTTCAGAATCTGTCAGGCAATCTTGCCTTTGCAGATCCGTTGGTTACTGCATGGGAAGTTATACCTTATAGTTTTATCGTTGATTGGTTTACCAATCTCGACCAGAACATAAAGGCCTTCTCACCTTTCGTGACTAACAACCTACTTGGATCTTGGGTTTCGACGACGAAGACACTGGAAACAGTGACTGAGACTATTGCCGAACCTCACCCTCTGACGAAACCGTCAGACGTAAGTGAGGTAACCGGTACTGGTCTAGGGGTATTAACCCATCGTCGTGTTACTACAGATCGTTGGAAGGTTGAGCCTCAACATAGCCTGAACTTCAAGCTGAACATAAACGCAGCGAAGATTGTGGACTTAGCGTCCCTATTCCTCGCGGGCCATGCTCGTGTCTTGGGTTCAGTTCAAAAACTTACCCGGGTCTGAAATCAGACCCAACACAATGGAGTAAGCCAAATGGCTGACTTTACCGTACCTGGAACGTGGACCCACGATGGGGACACGCTAAACCAGTCCATCTACCGAGTCACTGGGCATACTGCCCAGGAGAATTACCTTGTGATCTTTGATCGCAAGCTCTCGGTTGCCTCCAACGGTTCGTTTAGCAAGCCAAGCTACCGGATTCGTATTGTTCGATCCTTTGTGGATGCGAACTCGGATCCTCTCAGTAGCAAGGCTGTCTTTGATGCGAACATTTCCTGGCCGAGTGACTGCGATTCCTCGCAGATCACCAGCGTAAAGGCAATGTTAACTCTCGCTGGCACCATCTTCGGTGACACTGAGCTCGCATCTGACATCGTTGATGACCAGCGGATACCGCGAGCGTAAGAGGCGCAGGTTGGCTCGAAAGTTACAGGAGCAGTATGCTTCTGAACCCGAGTTTAAACCTGTTAGCTTCGCACGCTTGTGCAGTATCTACGGCCCTCACATCATGTCACGAACCAAGGAGAATACGCTATCATGGCTAAGCCAGATTGGAAAAATCTTTCGACTTTTCCGCGCGTTATGGACATTATTGCCCAAGGTGTTAGAGATCTGGAGACGTACCTTCCCTCGGAAGCCGTAAGCCGGATACAACTGTATCTGGACCAAGGCGATGAGCTGGGCGTCACAGACTACATCTCTAACAGCGTCGAGGCTGCAGTGCAATCCTCGACGTACCTAACCCTAGCCGCTTGGCGTCAACTTCAGGCCCTTTATTCTAAGAATAAGGATCTTGTTGGCACCAGTGCGAACGCGAGAAAACTCGCTGCCATGGAAAAGTTCGTTCAGTCCGAAAAGGACTGTCGCGAATCTAACATGGTTTTGAGCTATTATCGCAAGAACCTTGCTGACTTGTCTCTCGACAGGCAGTATTTGGTTGGGTCAATCCGAGACATCATCGCTGATGTTTTGGGCGACCTTTCGCATCTCAATCTCGTAAAGATGATTGACGGCAGTGGGTTCGGACCTGGGTTCACCTTCGGCTCCACGGACCCTGAGCATCGCCACTTGTATTACAAGATCGGCGGTCCTCATACCGTGACGGCTGACGCTCTCCCATACTTTAAGGTTTGGGCCCACTACTGGAATGCGTGGAAACGCAGTCTGGTAGCGGAGGGCTCGACCTATGAAGTCGTGAGAGGGAATCGGATCACTACAGTTCCTAAAACTGCGGTGATAGACCGTACGATAGCCATAGAACCATCACTCAATGTATTCATGCAGAAAGGCGTGGATTCCTACCTTAAGTCACGGCTGCGCCATTTCGGCGTAACGCTGTCTGACCAGGAAAGAAACCATCCGCCAGCACGAGTTGGATCGATGCGGCCGCTTCACGCGGCTACTGTCGATCTGGCAAGTGCCTCTGATACTGTATCCATCGAGGTGGTGAGGTTATTGTTTCCAACTGATTGGCAAGTGCTCCTCGACGCTTTGCGTTCAAAAGAGTATACTACCGATCAAGGAAATACCTGGGTAACTTACGAAAAGTTCAGCTCGATGGGTAACGCTTTCACGTTCCCCGTTGAGTCGATCATTTTCTATGCAGTTGCTAAGGCATGTACTGTCTTTGCGGGTGGCAATCTTAGTGTTCTCCGGGTCTATGGTGACGATATCGTCATCGACCCACGAGCAGCTCTGCTGCTCATCGAGATCCTTCAATTGCTGGGTTTCTCTGTTAACCTCGATAAATCATTTATCTTTGGATCTTTCAGAGAGACTTGCGGATCAGACTTCCTTGCGGGAGTCGATCTTCGCCCGGTCTACGTTCGGGGGTTGCCACAAAACGACCAAGAGGTTTATAACCTTTTTAATCGTCTAGTGCACAACCGTGTCGGATTCCAATTTCACAGTCTTTGTGAATATCTCCACGGCTTAGTTCGGCGACCGTTATACGGTCCACCGTCTTTGCCACCGGGAAGGAACTACTGGCGATGGGTTGCGGGTAAGAGTGTTCATTACGATCACTACTTCCATGCTCCTTCATCGACACTAGAGCGCTTTAAGCGTTACGACCCCGACCTGCAAACTACGGTATGGAACATCCAATTACTTCGGTTCGTTCCGAAGCGTATAGATGTAACCAACTATAACTTGCAGTTCCTCTACCTTGCATTCCTCCTTGGAGTGCAGGGCGGTAGAGTAGACAGTAATAGGCTCTTTCGGCGAAAGGTTCAGTATGAGATGATCTCGTACTGGCCTTCCATGCCTTGGAGCCCTTATCTCTACGATTCCGTGTAGAGTTTTAGCGTGGACAGTTTGATCACCACGATGGTGGTCCTGATCCCACGTTCTTTGGGGGCGGAACTAGATTAGATCCTTATGATCTAGTTCGCGAGCCCGGGATAGGATACTATAAAGGTCTTGATTGTCTAAAGACAATCTTGATGTCCCGGCCATCCAAGCCGGGAGTTGCCGTAAGGCGTCCTTAAGTATCTGACACCGACGAAATGCGCA